CCCGTGAGGGGGGTGGATCTTCTCGTTCTTTGTGAACGTGAATGAAAAAATCACACCCCTTCTCATTGGGGTTTTTCAAACGGAATCATGGAGTAAATTTATGTCCTTCCAAGAATTAGTACAACAATATTTTCACCAGTGCCTCTCTCTTTCTCAAACTCCCGAAACGCGTGACATTCTATTGAATACGATCGAAAACCATGTTAATTATGCCAGGATACTTGGTATCCCGGATTTTACTTGGCCGTTCGATTTTAAACGATACAATGGCTTGTCGTTACGTAGGTTGATTTTAGAAGAAGACACAATGAATGTTAGAATTGTTCAATTCCTACGAGAACACAATTTGACACCATGTAAACCTATTACGGATAAAAGTAATGAGTACGGGTAGCGCAGTAAGTGATCAGCGCCATATTATCCAATGTCCTAACTATAATGACGCCTTAGTTGGCGATTATTATGGAAAAACGTGGAGTGGAGCTGATCGCGATCCTGTGACTAAACTACTTGTTGACCATGAGTATACGATGAATCTTGGAGTTTCTAACAACTGCCTGGCCAAAAACTGGTCGGGCGCCCAAGTTGGCGTTTTAGAATATTTCGGAATTCCGTCTGCACTACCCCTTGTTTGGGATAGCAACGACGATCTTCGATTAATAACCAAAGCCGCTGACAAGGTTAGAGGGAGTTCGTTCAATTTAGGAAACTTGATTGGTGAAAGTCACCAAACGGTAAATCTTATTGCAACGAATGCCACTCGTATTGCCTTTATGCTAGAGTCTATCCGCCACGGAAATGTTACCGTTGCGAAAAAGGCCTTGCTGGGGCAGTATGATGGTATTAGAACGTCTCTTCCCGGAGACAGCTCTTCAGTAATGAAGAGTTTCCTTAAGAATCATGTTTTATCTCCTAAGAGGGCAGTTAATCAGATGAAAATCGCTGATGTGTCTAATGCGGTGCTTGAATTTCAGTATGGTTGGCGTCCTTTGTTAAGTGACGTCTATGACTCTACTAATACTCTCGCTAAGCATATGGCACTGCCTTTTAGAAATACGTATAAGGTCAGAAGGGCGCATCGAGTTAATGATGTTGTTGACTGGAACGGCTTAAAATGGCAAAGATCTAGCAAGATCTCTGTTCAAATTAAGGTCGTTATAGCTAGCACACCCAGCTTGTCGTCTCTTTTACACCTTAATGATCCCGTGTCGGTCGCCTGGGAAGTTACGCCTTTTAGTTTTGTCGCCGATTGGTTCCTACCAATCGGAGAATGGCTATCAGCTGCTAATTTCATAGATCGATTTGATATTGGGTCAATATTAAGGTCTGAAAAAACGGAAACAGTAGTCTTATTTTCGTCTGCGTCACCTCCCTTAATTGTGGAAGGAACGCCATTCGTACAAGGTAAGTCTCTTATTCGTAGGTTTCAAAACCTCGGTAATTATGCTGATATACCTCTGCCTCGAATTAAGTCGCTGAAACAGGCTTTGTCACCTGAACATGCGCTTAATGCGATTGCATTGTTAACAAGCACTACCGATGGTTTCCGTAAGCAACTAAAGTTTTGAGTCTTTGTTGTGGACTTAGAATTTTCTTTTTTAACTTTCTTTGGAGTTTAATTGAAATGGCACAATTTGCTGGTTTCAGTATTTATGATGGTCAAGCTACCCCTGTATTAAAACCGTTCGCGGCTGTCGATCACCTTAACGACGTTTGGATTTGGCGAGATACCGCCGCAAGCTCTGTGCTTGCAGCTGTTGTCGTCACCCTGACGCGTTTAAAGGTAAAAGGCAACTCGAATATGGAACGATACAGAAAGAAGATCGTCATCCCTGCATTAGAAACGGCCACTGGTGCGAATTCTTCTGGCTATACTGCCGCTCCACGTATTGCGTATACTCTTCAAAGTATTGAAGATATTATTATACCCAGTCGTGCGACTGTCCCTCAACGAAAGGATTTGATAGCTTTTTCATCAAATCTGAATAATATCGCTATGACTCAGCTTGCTGACGTCTATCAGACGGGCGTAATGCCAACATAGTTATATCTTATCGTTAGGTTCAATCGTTCCCGTGAATGGGAGGAGATCTGTATGAAAACAGAAAGAAGTTTTTTCGACCTTTGGAGCAAGAAAGAGTCCGACGCTTTGACACGGCGTTTGGCTTTCTTTTGTGCACAGCGTTCTGGTGAGCATGAAGATTTGCTAAGTGCAAATATTTACCTCAATAATTTTCAGAATCTGTGCTCCTTTTCAATCGACTATTCCGAAAGTACTAACCCTCGTGATCTCATGTATGCTCGTCAGGCCCTCGCGTTTTATAGCAAGGACGCAGATGTGCGTTTATGTGACACGGAGCAAGCTGCTTTTGATACGTTTGTTGAATGTGAACAAAAATGTAAAACCTTTAATGAGATTTGGTACCAGAAGTTTGCATCATCCGAAACGGATGACGAGACTGAGTTCTTTTATTCAGTATCTCGGAAAATTGCAGATATTCTAGGACCATGTCCTGAGTTAAAGGATCTAAAATTTGAGTTCGGACCCGGATCTAGTACAAATGTCAAACAAAAAACGACTGCGCGCCATAAGTTGGAAGCGCAGAAACAGTGTTCCCATGGCTTAAAGGATTCGATTGACTCGATCCTATCTGTCGAGGTTCCACATTACCATTATCTTCATCCTGAAGACGTATGTTCTGTGGACGGCCGATTAGCTATGGTTCCAAAAAAAGCTACTACTGATAGAACCATCATGATAGAGCCTACCTTAAATACCCCTTTCCAAAAGGGTATAGGTAGCTTTATCCGGTCCCGACTTAAACTATTTGGCTGCAATTTAAAGAGCCAAGAGCGCAACCGAGAACTTGCCCTGTTGGGGTCAGTTTCCGGTATCGTCGGGACGATGGATGTCAAGAACGCTAGTGACACAATCGCATTATATGTAGTGTATATATTACTCTCATTTTCGCCCGATTGGTTCGACCTTTTATGGAAGTTCCGAACAGGTGAAGTGGAGTATAAGGGTAAGAGAATCATTCTTGAGAAGTTTTCCTCGATGGGAAACGGCTTCACGTTTGAATTGGAATCTCTTATCTTCTACGCTATAGCAATGACGGTTTGTGAGAGATCGAGCTCTGACACTTCACTTGTAAGTGTCTACGGTGACGATATAATCGTACCCGTTGACATTTACGATGATTTAGTTGAGAAGCTATCTTTCTGTGGTTTTTCAGTTAACTCTGATAAATCCTATAAGGAGGGTGGTTTTCGTGAATCTTGTGGAGTCGATTACTATTTTGGAAGAAACATTCGTCCTTTCTATAAGAAAGATCGCTGGACTAACGCGAGGCTAGTGGGTCTCTTAAATTTCGATTTGAGACACAATAACCTGCTTTATGACTTGCGTTTTGACTTAATACATTCTTTCCGGCTTCTCGAGTCCGTTAACTTCGGACCTGATGGGTACGGGGATTGTGTATTATTAACCGATGATCTTGATGTTCCTATTTATCATAAGAAGCAACCTAGAATCAGCGGCTTTACCGCCGTTACCAAAGAACAACTTGATTCTAATAGCTGGCCCGTTCTTTCCCCTAAGAGAAAAATTAGGTGTAAAGGCAGGCCGTCTTCTTTCTTTATTGCTACAGTGCAGACTCCAAAAGTTTGTACTAAACCTCTAGAGATCGGAGACCAATTGATTCCACTTTATAATGCTTCTCTTTTCTCTAAACTCGAATCTGAAACACGATTCATGAGTGGTTGGAAATGGGACGGTGAAATCTATGTTTGGTGCGCTGAACAAGTACCGATAGAGTATTATATTAACCCTATTGATTATCAGACGGCGGATGACCGCTATTTGTTAGTTGATCGTCGAACAGATCGTGGTCTACGTGACGTGGACCCTTTCTCGATTCGAGGGGGCTGGAAGGAACGAAAGGTGAATGTTTACATCATTTGATGCTTTGCATCATCCGGTTTTAGTAACGATTCTTACCCATACTGTTTGGGGTTACTCCGGTCATCGTGGTTTGCCCACGTGGAATTCGTAACAGCTAGCCGTGTCGTATCTAGATGCGGCGTCGTTGTTATCGTTTTGAAAGAAG